ATTTTTTTATTGAGAAAAAAGAGGAAATGCAACTCCCAACTATTATAGATAAAACCGGTGAAAAACTTATTAACGCAGAAAAATTTATTTCTTCTATACAAAATCAAATTGGTATATATGATAAAGATAAAGTTTATAAAATTGAAATTGATAAACCTATTGATATACCATCTATTAAATTAAAATCTCAACATCAATTACAACTATCTGATAGATTTACTAATATTGTTAAAACTACTGAATTAATTAAATTATTACCATTTGGAGTTGCTAAAACTACCAAACCTAAAACTAAAACTGATTTACCTGCTACTGAAACTTTTAATAAAACAGAATACAAAAAGAAATCTAAATTAATTTCTGATTATGAAGAAGATGGAGAAGAAGTTATTGGAGATACTAAAATTGCTGATAGATTACCTAAATCCACTCCTAATATTTTAATTCAAGCACCTGATTATTATTTATATAATAGAGAAATATTTATTAACTATATTAATCAATTATTCTTACCATATAAAGAAGAACTTTTATTAGAAGAAAAAGAAATTGCCGAAGGTAAAATTAGTGTTAGTTGTGATGAATCTCTCAAAAAAGATTTCTCACTTTTAACTCATCAAAAAATTGTTAGAGATTACATTAATTTATATACACCATATAGAGGCATTTTACTTTTTCATGGTTTAGGTAGTGGAAAAACTTGCTCATCTATTGCTATTGCTGAAGGTATTAAAAATGATCTTAAAATACTTGTTATGACACCCGCCTCATTAAGAGATAATTATTTTGAAGAACTCAAAAAATGTGGAGATTATTTATATAAAAAAAATCAGTACTGGGAATTTATTGATACTAATAAATCACCTGAATTAATTAAATCTCTCAGCACTATACTTAAAATATCAGAAGATTTTATTAAAAAAAATGGAGGTGCTTGGTTTGTTAATGTTAAAAAACAGCCTAATTATGAAACTCTTGATTTTGAAAAACAGCAACAAATTAATGAGCAAATTAATACTATGATTACTTATAAATATGAATTTATTAACTATAATGGTCTCAGAAATAGTCATTTAGCATCTCTCACTAATAACTATACTATTAATCCATTTTCAAATAAAGTATTAATTATAGATGAAGCACATAATTTTATTAGTAGAATAGTTAATAAACTATCTAAACCATCTTCTCTTTCTATGAAAATGTATAATTATTTAATGGAAGCTGAAAACTGTAAAATTATACTTCTCTCTGGAACACCTATTATTAATTATCCTAACGAAGTTTCTATCTTATTTAATATTTTACGTGGTTATATTTATACTTTTTCATTAAAAATACTCGATAATAAAGGTATTAATATTTCTCAAGACTACTTTATTGATTTATTCCAAAAAAATGATATTCTTAATAGTATAGACAATATTGAATATAATTCTCTCACAAAAGAACTCACAATTACTAAAAATCCTTTTGGTTTTACCAAAACATCTAAAAATAAATTAAAGTTCACAAATGAAACCATGTATATTTCTGATTTTAAAAATAAAATATCTGAAATTATTAAATCTAAAAATATTGAATTTGCCAATAATTCTATTAATATTATACCATATAAAGCACTCCCTGATAATTTTGATAAATTTAAAGAACTTTTTATTGATAATAAAAATAAAATGAAAAATACAGAAATGTTTAAAATGCGTATTATTGGATTAACATCTTATTTTAGATCTGCACAAGAACAACTTATGCCAAGATATGAAGATGATCAAGTTAAAGTAGTTCAAATTCCAATGAGCGATTTACAATTTGGTCAATATCAAGAAGCCAGAATACAAGAACGTAAACTTGAAAAAAATAATAAAACCAAAAAAGCTAAAAATAAATTAGATAACGACTCTATTTATAGCGACAGTGTTTCTACTTATCGTATTTTCTCTCGTGCATTTTGTAATTTTGTATTTCCTAAACCTGATATTAAAAGACCTATGCCCAATAAAGATGACACTATAGAAGCCGCTATTAATGCTGTTGAAAATGTTGATAATATTGCAGAAGATATTCTTGATGATACACAAGCTCAACAAAAATTAGATGATATGGATAATAATTTAGAACAAGAAGATTTACCTGAAATTAAAAAACAATTAAGTCAAGTTAAAGATACATCATATCAAGCCAGAATTCAACAGGCTCTCTCCCAACTTGAAAAAAATTCTGGAAAATATTTATCTATGGATACATTATCTACATATAGTCCCAAATTTTTTACTATGTTAAATAACATTATTGATACTAATAATAAAGGTATCCATTTAATATATTCACAATTTAAAACACTTGAAGGTATTGGAATATTTAAACTTGTATTAAAACAAAATGGATTTGCCGAATTTAAATTGAAAAAATCTGCCACAGGCGAATTCTCTTTTACTATTGATCAAGAAGATGTTGGTAAACCTATGTTTGCATCATATAGCGGCGATGAAACTCCCGAAGAAAGAGAAATTATTAAAAATATATTAAATAGCAATTGGAAAGTTGTTCCTTCTAATATTGTTACACAAATTAAAACTATATCTCCTAATAATTTTTATGGAGAAGTTATTAAAATTTTAATGATTACATCTTCCGGCGCTGAAGGTATTAGTTTAAAAAATGTTAGATACGTTCATATTACAGAACCTTATTGGCATCCTGTTAGAAATCAACAAGTTGTTGGTCGCGCTCGACGTATTTGTAGTCATAGTGATTTACCCAAAGAATTACAAACTGTTGAAGTCTTCTTATATTTAATGAAATTTTCAGAAAAACAGTTAGAAACTTTATCTATTGATTTAAAACTTAATGATGTTAGTAAGAAAGATAAAAAACGCGTATTAACAAGTGATGAATTCTTATTTGAAATATCATCTATTAAAGAAGAACTTAATAAAGAATTATTAGATAACGTTAAAAAATCTGCTATTGATTGCAGTATTCACTCTCGTTCCTCGTCTAAAGAAAAAATTACATGCTTTACTATTGGCAATCCAAATGAAGATAATTTAATGTATGTTCCAAATATAGAAAAACAAGATGCTGATAAAGTTATGAAATTAAATAAAAAGAGTGTTGCTATTAAATTATATAAAATACGGAACACTAATTATGCATTAGATAAAGAAACTAATAAAGTATATGACCATGATGCATATACTAAAGGAGAACTTATACATATTGGTAATTTAGTTACTGAAAAAGGTAAAAATAAAGTTGTTCTTAATGATTAATTTAATTTTATTAAAAATTAATAAAATTAAATATTTATTCTAACCCCAATTTGCTCATTATTTTTGCTTGATTATCTAACATTTTATTTAAAAGTTTATATATACTATCTAATTTTGCATTTGAATTTACTTTATTTTCTTTTATATATTCATCTTCTAATAATGATTGTACATCTTTTATTTTAAAACTATCTTTTTTTAATTCATTTATAGGTTTATTTATTACTGGTTCTTCGTTTAAATCTATTATATCTGTTTCTAATAATTCTTCTATTGACTCTATTTTTATTTTTGGCACATTTTCACTACTCGAACTATCCATATTATTATCTAAATTTATTAAATTTTTATCAGAAATTATATTTTCTGTAGTCGCTACTTCTATATTTCTTTCTTTTTGCATTTGTTCTAATATTTTATTCATTTCATTATTATCTATTGGTTTATCACTTTCATCTTTAAAATCTATTTCTTTAGGTTTTTCAGGATTTATTAATTTATCTAATGAACTTTTATGATTTTCTAAATCTTTGTCAAAAAATTTTGTCTTTGTATCTCTAAATTCATCTTTTATATTTTTTCCCTCTAATAATTTTTCTTTAAAATTTATTATTTCTGTATTTAAATTTTTAACAATCTCTTTATTTATTTCAATTATTTCTCTATTCTTTGTATTACTTGCTACATTTTGTATTACATTTTCAAAAATTTCTTTTATATTTTCTACTTTATCATTTGGTATACCTTTGAAAATTTGTTTATTATATAATAACTGCCATAATAAACCTTTATTTTTTTCACTTAATATATAATCCATAATTATATATTAATTTTTTATTTTTAAATACTAAAATTTTTGCTATTTATTTTTTCTTTTTATATTTAACAATGGAAGGTGCATGCGTATATAATGATAGTTGTTATAATCCTGTATTAGTAATGTATAAAGAATTTGAAAAAAATAAAGTTTTATATTTTATTTATACTTCTCGAAATAGTTATCATCAAATCATTGAAACTAAAGTATTAACTCAAATATTACCTAAAAATTGTATTCATTTTTTAACTTATTTACCTTATTTTGATGATTTAATTTATACATTAAATACCTGGATTTCAATTGCAACAAATAGACTTAAATTATTAAACAAACAAGATTACAATAAAGAAATTAATATTTTATTAGATAAAATAGATTCACCTCCTAAAAATGATTTAGATATTAAATTTAAAGATAAATTTAAAAAAAAATAATAACTAATTTGTATTATAATATTTTATTCTATAATCTCTCATCTCTTCGTCTGGAATTCTATGATTTTTAAAATACTCTGGTTTTTTTGTTCCCTTTAACAGTTCAATTATAAAATATAAACTGTAAATTCCACACTGACCATCTTTCATTTGATGTTCTTTACCTTGATTGCTCATAAATTTAAAATTTATATTTAATTTATTACCTTGTTCTACTATTCTATCAACTAATACTTTTATTCGTTTAGGTATTTTATCGCCATTACTATCAAAATAAAATATAAATTCTTTTTCTATATCTACAAATAATGCCATCCAATGAGATCCACCTTTATAATGAGGATCCATATTAAAAATTATTCCAATTTTTTTTTTATTATTTACATACTTACTTAAATCAAATTTGCAGAGTTTTTCCCAAACACAAGTACCATATAATTTTTTTGCATCAAAATCTATCGGAGATGGTCCTATAAAACTAAATTCTTTATATTTTTTTTCATATTGTGTCATTACTTTTAATATATCTACACTTGATAGCCATTCATATGGTTTTGATTTCCAACTATCTGGAGAAAATGGTCTAAATAATGTTTTTGCTACTACGTCCTTATTTATTTTAGAATTAAATTTATTATTATTTAACCAACATAATTCATTATAGCATTTATTTGATAAGTTTTTTTTTAAAAAACTCCATATTTCTTTTACATTATTTGTTATTATTTTATTGTTCTTATTATTATTATTCCATATATCTCTCATTTTAAATATTTCTTCATTTCCATAACAGCTTTTACCTTTTAAAGAACTATCTATTTTATTATCTTGATTGGGTGCACATTTTAATGTTTTAAATTTTTTTTTATTTCTGTTTTTAAATCCTCTTGTATATTTATTCATCTATTAATATATACTTATATTTTTTTATCGTTTTTTTGGAAGTATTTTTTGTTTTCGCGCTGAATATTTTATATTTACAAACTGATCTAAATTATTTATTTTTTTTGTTGTATTACTATTTTCTTTTACTAAGTCCATATCTATTGATAATAAACTTTTAGAAATATCATCCACGTTTATATTGTGCTCGTTTTTTACTCCGCTTAAATCTTCACTTACTATTTTTTTTAACTCTTGATATTTTATACTTTCTATTAAACTTGTTAAAAAATTATAAAAATTATATTTATATTTTTCATTTTCATTTTTTGTTTTCAAAATACTATTCATATTTTCATCATTTAAATAATTATCAAGTAATTTATTTATTTTTGATTTTATTTCTTTCTTATATTTTATTACTTCTGTATTTATATTTATATGTTCTATCTTGTTTTTTTCAATCATTTTATTATATAATTCTTTATTGCTTAAAAACAATAAATCACAAGAATTTATATTATTATTCATAATAATATAAATTTTTATTTTAAATTTTTTAATTGAACACGGGTTGAATTATTAAAAATATTATTACCCATTATTATTGATGGGTTTGGATTGAAATCTTCAAACTCCTCTTTTCTAAATACTAATTTTTCTTCTAAATTTTCAGTTGTTGTTTGAAAACTTATTGGATTAACATATAAATCACTAGTTGAAGATGGTATATATTTTGCTTGATCTGCTGCCTGTAAAGCAAAAAATTGATTTCTTAAAGTACTTTCTTTATCTATATTTTTTGAAAAACCACTATAATGTGGTTTTGTTGTTCCTGGATAAAATATCTCTTCACTATTATAACCACCTTGATTTATAATTGGAATTGTTGTTTCTTTTCTGTGATCAATTATTGGTAAAGTACTATATTTTGTACTTACTGGTCTTGGATCAAAATTTGGATCTATATCAGCCGAAGGAATATTTCGCATATATAAATTTCTATTCATTGTATCTAGTTTTTCAAAATTTTGTAATCTAACATTAGTATTCATTTACTATAATTAAATATTATATTATATTTATTTAATATTTAATTGAAAACAATTAAAGATATTTTATTATTGCTAAATAATGTGTGGAATATTTGCAATTGTTAATAGTAACAATAATTCTTATACTAATGATCCTAAAGTTTTTACTTCTTTTAATAAAGGAAAAAATAGAGGACCTGAATTTAGTATATTAAAAAATTATGATAATCTTAAAATTGGTTTTCATAGACTTGCTATAAATGGATTAAATACTGAATCTAATCAACCATTTGAAATTAATAATAATATTCTTGTTTGTAATGGTGAAATTTATAATTTTAAACAACTTGCGCAAGAAAATTCTATTACTTTAACAACTGATTCTGATTGTGAAATTATTTTACATCTTTATTTAATGTATGGTATTGAATATACATTATCATTACTTGATGGGGTATTTTCATTTATTATTTATGATAAAAATAATAATAAATTAATTATTGGCAGAGATCCATATGGTGTTCGTCCATTATATTATTTCTTTGAAAATAATATTATTTCATTTGCTAGTGAATTAAAAGTATTATATGAATTATCGGTTTCTAAAAATATTTACAGCTTTAAACCAGGACATTATATGATTATAGATAATTATTATTTCAAATTAAATAATTTATGTAATTATAATTATTATAAATATACTACATTTCCATGTAATAATATTAAGTATAAATTAAATAATTATTTAAATAAATATATTATTAAATATATTACTGATGCTGTTAAAAAACGTGTTGTTGGAACATGTGAAAGACCTGTTGGATGTTTATTATCTGGTGGACTAGATAGTAGTCTTATTGCCGCATTAGTTAATAAATTTTATAAATCTACTACACAACTTCAAACATTTAGTATTGGATTACCTGGATCAGAAGATCTTAAATACGCAGCAATAGTTGCCAAACATCTTGGAACTAAACATCATGAAATTATTTTAACCGAAGACCAATTCTTTAATGCTATACCCGAGGTTATTAAAACTATTGAATCATATGATACTACTAGTGTTAGAGCCAGTGTTGGTAATTATTTAGTAGGTAAATATATTAAAGAAAATACTGATTGTAAAGTTATATTTAATGGAGATGGTGCTGATGAATTAATGGGAGGATATTTATATTTTAAACAATCACCTAATGCCTATGAATTTGATAAAGAATGTAGAAGATTACTTAAAGACATACATATGTATGATGTTTTAAGAAGTGATCGTTGTATTTCATCTCATGGTCTTGAACCGCGAACTCCATTTTTAGATAGAAAATGGGTTGAGTTTTATTTATCTATTGATAGACAAATACGGTTTAATACTACTAAAGATAAATGTGAAAAATATTTAATCAGAAAAGCATTTAATGAAATAGATCCTAAATTATTACCTTCAGAAATTTTATGGAGAAC